CAGTGTCGGATGCGATAACATAATCGACCTCCTCCGTTTGCAAAAGTTTATTTAGGTATTCATTCATACGATTTTCGATCCAGCGAATCGAAACTTGACCCGAGAGAGTGATTGCTTCAGCATTTGCAAGTTTATAATACCTAAAATACTGATTACCAATCGCACCGTAAGCAGAGTTAAGTTGAATCTTTCTTGCCATCTGGATGTTGTTGCAACGGGCAATTTCTTTTTCCAGTGCCTTCGTTGGAGTTTTTTCATAATCTTGTTTTGCTTTCAACATCTTCTTTTTGAAGATCTTTCTTTCATTATAAATCCTCTCCATCAATTCTGGAAGAAAACCACGAACATCTTTACGATACATAGCACCATTGGCACATACCGCATAATCTTTATACATCTCAAATGTTATCTCCTCATTGAGGATTCGATCAACACTCGCACGGGGATGTCTTTCATCAAGAAGAGTCTCTGGTGAGATATTATATTGCATAATGAGATGAGGATAGAGAGAGTTAAGGTCAAAAGACACCACCCAGTCATACTTTCCAGGAATCGGTTCCTTAACATATGCGCCCGCGTATTTTTCACTTTTAGAAGAAGTTTCTTTTGGTGGAATAACAATATTCCTTTTCTTCAAATAATTATAAATGATTGCATCCCACATCCTTACTTGATAGAAGACATCATTATAGTTTACCTTAGCATCATACGCCATAGTAATAGCAAGTTCGATGAGTTTCATCTTGTCTTCCATCCGGTCAACAAGTTCCACGTCAATGATATTGTATTCTACAAACTTTTGCCACCCATTAGTATAGAAGTCTTTGAAAGTATCAAACTCGGAGTGATCCAGTTTCTTCTGCCCAAGTTCTACACTTGCAATGTAATCCAAACGATAGGATTCCTGCGCTTTATAAGTGAACTTCTTATATAAGTTGAGATAGTCAAGCTGAGTAATGCCACCAACATCATAAGAAATTTGTTTACGACCCATAATAATTGTCTCACGTTCAGTCACCAATCCCCATGGTGACATACGTTTCATCAACTTTTCGCCAAGTACACGATCAATACGACGAACCAAATATGGAATATCATACAGTTCGCTGTTCCAACCAGTAACAACTTCTGGAGTATTTTCTTCAATCATCCACCAGTTAATAAAGTCACTCAGAAGTTCATACTCAGTTCTAAAACCTTTGTAGATAACATTCTGCTGCTTATTATTAAAAGAACCTCTACCCCATGTACGAATCTGTTTTGTAGCATAATCTTGCACTGTAATCAAAAGCACTTCTTCTGCAGCAGATTCTACATCAGGGAATCCATTCTCCGATGCAACCTCAATATCAAGAGTCGAAATATTAATTTTATTTGTATCAAACTTGATTTCTTCTTCAGGATACTTATCAGAAATATACTGATAAATGTATCGATCATTTCCGTAAATACTAAAGTTCTCTACACCTTCATATTTTTTGATAAATTCTCTACAATCACGAACAGATCCAGGATTTACTGCTTCTACATATTCACCATTAAGAGTTTTATATGTTGTTTTCCTTTTCGAAGGCACAAAAAGAGTCGGGTCAAACTTTTCTCGTGTCATAAAATGTTTACCATTTTCATAACCACGAACCAAAAAGTGATCCCCGACCATCTGAACATTAGTATAAAATTTCATTAGGTAGTTAGTTCAAGATACTTTTTTACAATTTTTTCTGTTGGATCAACAATAGTAAGAATACTATCAGAATGAATCATCATTTCTTTTTGATCAGTAACTTCTGGCCAAGGAGTCAAATTTCCTTCAACATCAATCTGATACGGATTAATAAGTTTACAATCTGGTTCACCCAATTCAGATCCAACCTCAATAATTTCCGTAACAATTACATTGTCAACTTTCAGTAAAAGACACTTCACTACTTTTTCCATTTACTTTTTCCTCATACATTTTTTCGATAGTTTCAATAGGATCTAAAATAGTCACGATCCAATCCGGAGAAACTGGAATTTTTTCATCTTTAGCAAGAACAATCCAAGAAGTCAACGAAACTTCAAGGTCACCACTTTTTGGTTGCTCAGGTTCTTCTAGCAACATAAAAGATCTTCTGACTTCAATTACTTGTGGTTTTGTAAAAAGATATCCACATACTTTGTCATCAGAAACAAGTTCTTTAACATCAGAAACAATGGTTTCTCCAGATTTTAGGAGAGCAAGTTTAATTGACATAACACTATAGTTCCTCCATATATTATAGCATAAAAAAAAGGGGACGTTGCTGGATTGTGCCAGTATCCCCTCTGTCATGCGACGACGACCTTCTATTTAGAGATAATCTTTACGTGCATGATGTTCTGGAACAATTTTACCTAGTGTTATGACGAGGAGTCCGTCTTCGAAGGTGACTTCCTTAACTTCTGTGTCGTCGGATAGAGTCCATGCTCGTTTAAAACTTCTGCTAGCCACTCCCTTGTGGACATATGTCCTGTCCGTTTCAGTATCTTCTTTTTGTCCTTCGACAAAAAGTTTTCCATACTCTGTGAACGCATTTACTTCTCCTTTCTTAAATCCTGCGAGTGCGATTTCTAATCTAGACTCAACATTATTTACCTGAATAAGATTGTATGGAGGATAATTCTTTGAAGTTTCGTGTAGATTAAACAGACGATCGAAATATTCATCCATTCCAATAGAATTGCGCGTGATTCTTTCCATCAACTCAGGAAGATCCGCAGCATTATACCTTGTAAGGTTGTTCATTATTGTAGCTCCTTAAAAAAGCGAGTTTGTGTTTTGTGGACCCCGAAGGCATCCATAGTATATATTAACACAAAGCATAAAAAAGGAGGGTCGGAAACCCCCACTTTTTATTACGGGTATTACGTCATGAAAACTAACAAAAGTTTTACGAGTTGAATACCAACTGATTTTTATGAGTATTAGTTCATGAAAACTAACAAGAGTTTTAACTACTGAATACTAACTAAAAGATTTGAAGATGGTTGAGTATTAGAGACTGAAAACTAATAGAGTTTTATCCGTTGAATACTAACGAAGTCCATCCTCAACAATCATTTCACGAAGCACATACCATATTTCTTGAGTTTTTTTATCTACTACAGATCTTTCCGTTTTAAAGAAATTGTATTCAGTATCATCAGCACCAATAGACAAAGATTTTCCTTCAAAATTAGAAACTCCTGGTCTCATATGCTGCTTATAATTAGATGATGCTACTCCCTGTTTTTCATGGAATGGTTTGCATCCAAAATAGTTTTCTTTACACCACTTCCAAAGCACATTCATTTTTTTGCCTTCATACTTATGCCCAGGAGGAAATCCCCTCTTACGGAGTTCTCCATTAGGACGAAGAATAGATGCTACTACAGTGTAAAGACGACTTACTGATTGAATTGCATTCAGTTCTCCACTCTTACTCTTACTCTTACTATAATAAAGTCCGGATGCCTGCATCAACTCTTCTCCAGTAAAAGTAGAAACTGAATCCAAATCAAAGATACCATCTCCCATCAAACGACTAGCAAGTTCATACTTTTGATTTTTAATAAATTGAGTTACTGCATCATCGTCACCATAATCATAATAATCATCAAAACCATAACCTTGTGTTCTGGCAATATTAAGATCTAGATTACATTCTTGTACAAAATCAAACTTATGCTGATTTTGTTCTTGATATTCTTCTTGAGTGATTGGTTTAAATTTTTTTAATCTCTTAAATGCTTCTTTATCCCTTTTTAAAAATTTGGCAATTGATCGAATATCTGCTTCATCAGTAGATATTCCATACTCATCCATAAAAGTTTTATTAGTTTTACGATGCTTTGGGTCGTATCCCGCAAGTTTCCTTACAATAGGCGTTTTCTTTTGTGGAAATAGAAGTATTGTAATTTGACGTTCTTCTGCATTCTCATACAGTGTAACCAATTCGTGGATAAAAAATGCATGAGCAAGACTCAATCCACCCTCCACTCTCTCACGGAGGTGAGCATCTTCAATTACAATAACATCTCCAGATTCAAATCCGTCAATATCAAGATTAATTAAACGATCTTGAGGCAGTTTTAAATAAGGAATGTCTCTATTACTATCATAAATGTGGACTTTTCCTTGTCCTACGTCTGCTGTAAAAAGATTCATTTTTTCAATAAAATAGGGTATACAAATAAGTAGTACTGAAAACCAACTAGAGTTTTAGTTTCTTCGGTAAGTATTATGGGATGAATACTAACGAGAGTATTGCAACGTGAATACTAATTGACCCGAAGACTGATATTATAAATCTAAATCAGTCTTCTGTCAACCTGTCTGATGAGTATTAATTCCTGAAAACTTACAAGAGTTTTACTGTGCGAATACTGACTAATTCAGACTCAGATATTATATCAAATAAAAAAGGAGGTGTCAATTACCTCCTAAGACTTATTCAGTTTCTTCTGTTCGTTTCTTCTTTGATCCAATATTATATTTGGTCTCAAGAATCCATTCTCCCTTATCCTTATAAGCAAGAACCTTAATCTGGTTTAGTGGCGCAATATTTTGAATTTTTTCAACATCTACAATATCAATCAATCCCCAATCAGCAAGTAACTGAGCAATTCGATTGCGACGTTGAACATCATTTACAGTAAGATTTGCATGTTTTCCATCAAGTGCAAATAGTTCCTTAAAATGCACTAGAAAATATCTACCTTGCTTGTGTAAAATATGACAACTTTGGTAGATTTTTTTCTCCTTCCTAGATGCAACCCCGATGCGAGTCAAAGTTTCACGCACTTTCAAAAAGTCATCAGGTTCATTAAGAATTACCTCAACCATCTGTTCAGGTGACCATTTTACTTCAGGTTCTCTGACAACACTCATTTCGATCCTCCAGTTTCAAATTTTGATTTAATGAAATTAATTTGTTCTTGTGTAAGAATTTTCAAAGCTTGTTTTGCCTTTTCATTACTATATCCATAATAACGTTTGACATAATCAAGGTCTTTGACATTATCTTGTCGGAGCCAGGGAGAAAATCTCTTCTTTTTCCTCACAATATTTATAAAGAAATCATATTGAAGTTTCTTTGGAAGAAAGTGATACTTATTCATCTCATTGGCAAACATCAAAGTATCGATGTGCCCAGAGAAACAACGGTTCACGATATAAGGAGGATATTCCTTCTCAAGTGAACGATCTTCATCAATCAGATGTTTCTTTGTCTGATTGATGCTGTTCAACCAATCCTTCAATTCCATAATTAAAAAGCAGTAGTTCTTTACGTTGTTTTTGGTCACGCATATATTCACCAACCGATCTCATCGTATATGTGAGATCAAACTCGGCAGCATTCCAATCTTTAAAACGATCTTTCACAAGTTGATCTGAATTATAACTTACAAGCATTTTACTCTCGTGTGATGAGCAATCTTTGGCAAACTTATCATGATCAAATCTCTTGTGCATATCACCTTTCTTACCATAAAGATTGTCTTTAATATCATATGG